CGAGGGCGAGTTTACCGCTGAAGAAACCATGATCATGAAAGCCATTTGCCTTCAGGTTACGGATAAGAACAGCGACTTCTTTGGGCCCTGGTCCAAGAAGGTACTCGAAGAAGCTGGGAAGAAGCAAGCGAACAGCATCCAAAACCTTAAAACCAAGGTTCTCAAATACCCTGGACTCCATCCGTATTTCGCCGTCACAGCTCTCAAGACCCAGGAGACGTTTCACAACAGTCCTGGTGATTTCGAGGAGCTGTTTGAAGAACAAATGCCCGGTTTCGACTGGAGCACCTTCAACAGTTGGCTTAAGAACGGTGAAGGCCCGTGCCCGACACTCTGGGACCACCCCGAGTATGACGATAAGCGCATGGAGGCAGTAGCACCGGTCACCATTGCTATGTCCGGTGTGAATGAAGAGAGGCACATGATTGAGTACCTTCCGCCCAACCGGGTGGCAAAAGGCGTCCGCGAGAAGTCCGGCCTTTTACCACCTAAGGACTGGGTAGACAAACGAGCGGCAAAAGGCGTCCGTGAGAAGTCCGGCCTTTTTCCACCTAAAAACCCGGCTGGCATCGAGCACGACACGGATTTGTGGTCGATGCACGATCCGGATGTGTGGTCGATGGACGGTAATCCGTCCGAGGACCTCCATCAAAACAAGAAGGTGACGTTCGCTGAAAACGTGGAAATCAAAGAGGTTAAGAAAGTTCAACTACCCTTTCATCCACGACCCCGCAAAAATGGAGCCCCACCAGCACCCAAGAAAAAACACAAGCAAACTGCTGGAAAACACAAGAAATTCTTGGGTCACCTCGAAGAACTCGGCCTACTGGAAGAATACCGTGCCGCCAAAATTGTAGATACCGATCCGGACGATGTGCGAAAAACCAAACGCAAAGTCCGGACTGAAATTGCGAAAATCGCGCAAGGCTCTGTACATACACCACGGTCCCGGTAGGTCTCGGGCACGCTAGTTTCACGAAACCTGGCGTTATACTAAAAATCGTACCCCGCGGTGGCGGCGTGGGGGGATGAAGTTGTGAAATACCACCTTCCCCCCATTCCGCAAGTGACTTAAACATGCCCCTTACAAAGACGCAATTTATGACAAAGGACAAGATCAAGGTCTTGCCCAAGGAAGAGAAGAAACGACGCTGGCAGCAGCATCTCGACTCAGTTGTGCAGTTTGGCCGCTCCGCAGTCAAAACACTACAGACTCGCGTACCGAAAGGTACCGCTGAGGCCGTTGGCACGATCTTCGGACGGCCAGATCTCGGGAGGAAATTCGCCCATCTCACCGGTATTGGTGATTACGAGGTGAAATACAACAGCCTAATGCATGGGTCGCGTGTGCACCCACTACATCAGGCCTCCTTCTCCGACATCGGCACATCAGCGGTGCGAATGCAGAAACGCGAAGTCATTGGCCACGTTATCGGCCCCAGCGATCCATCTAAATTTTCGAAACAAGAATTTCGCCTTCAGGTTGCCGACGCGCACACTTTCCCCTGGCTATCCCGGGCCGCTGCCATGTACTCAGAATACATGATAGTCGGCATGGTGATCAGTTATGAGTCAACTTCCTCGAACTACGCGCAGGAGTTGGCCTTAGGAGAATTGTCCATCGGCACACAGTACAATGCCAACATGGCAGGGTACACTGAGATCTCGCAATGCCAAAATGGAGCATGGTCGACGAACGGCAACCCGTCCCAAAACCTCCACCATGGCATCGAGTGCGATCCGGAGTTACAGAATTCAAGTTCGCTGTATATTCGCAACCCAGGCGCAGAGGGACCACCAAATCTCTATGATCACGGCGTCGTGACGGTTGCGACCCAGGGGCTGCCCACCATAGCAGCTAACAAATCCCTGGGAAGGCTGGTAGCCAGATACGATATCCTACTTCGAGTCCCCCGTGAACCACGGAAAGCCGAAGAACCACTCACAGTGGGCCTCTGTCCTAATCCAGGGCAGTGGGGGGTTATCTGGCCAGCTATGCATGCTCCGCTCATGCCAGACTCGCCCATCGCAACCATCGGAACGGGTAACACTGATTGGCTCCGCATGCCGGCTACGCCGCATGTGCCCTACACACCCGTCCCTGGAAGCGTCGCACCTGACGCCCGATATCTTGGCCTAATCGGTTACATTGCCGGCACCTCGAACGCCGTTGGCAATGCCGACGGCCAATGCTACATCGTCTTCGCAAATCCAGGACAGCGTTCAATCAGCATCGATTTTATTGGCACCACAATTGGACCTTCGTTTTTATTTAATTTTGTTGCAGGAACATACCTTGAGGCAGATCTTGAGCATCGGTTTTGTACAATCGATGCAAACACATCCATGCCACTCGATACTAAGAGCATCAGGTATTCACTTCTCATCACGACAACTAAACCGAACGAAGTTCTAACCATTAAACAGAACGACGCCGACAGTTCGCTGGCGTGTTACATTGATATTAGCCCACGACCCTTTTAAAATTCTAATCGTATTTGCTAAAAATGAAAATGCCAAACGCCCTGCTCTCCTGGTTCGATGACCAGCTCAACACCCTGCCTGACTATAGTCATTCGCCTGGCAGAATTCTTGGACTACTTGAGGATCCGCCCGCCGGTATCACCCAAGCCAAGTTCAAGTACGGATCCGTCCCTTTGCGCAAGTGTGGCCCAAAGGGTTGGACGTACTTTCCTGCTGACGACGACGGCACACGACTCGCTCGGATTTCTTGCACCCCTATCGGCCGTGTGGTACCAGTTACCATCATGGTCAAGTTGTTCAAGAAAGCCTTTACGGCAACCGACGACGATGCGTACACCGTCGCAGATGATGCAATCATTACTGTTGACAACCTCAGCAGTCACGGAAGTGTCGAGTATCGGACAACGCACCCAGGATATAAACGTCGAAAAGTGACAATTTGTAAGTAGTTACACCACCGCCAAACCCTCAGGCACTCTCCAAGTGAG